TGCTTCCCAGTTTGCTGGGTCTTGGCAAGGGTAACGATAAAAACCGCTATACCCACAGCCACTAAGACTTAATATAAGTATACACGATAGTAAAATACTACGAATTTTCATGCCTTTATTATACCAACTATTCTTTGTCTTCACGAAGTGGGATGGTAATAAGCCAGAGGGCTATTGATATTAATGTGGCTACCCCCACTACCTGCTGAGCAGTACCTGTAAGGGTAAGCCAAGCAATAAAGAAGCCAAGAATGGTGAATACCTGGGCTATGCTCTCAATAATAGCAGCCTTAAACCAGTTTAACAAACCCTTAACTATCCTTTTAATCATGTTCATATTATAACCTCCTTAGTGACATAACTGAACCAACTATATTTCCTACCAAAATAACAGGGATTACAACCTCTTGTACCTTCTCTCTTTGATCATCTGTCATATCTTTACCCCATTCTGTAGGACTTAATAACTTTTCAAAATCTATATCTGTTAATGCTCCCAGTGGGTCTGCTAAAAATGCTTCTGTTTGTACCTCTGTAATAGCATCTGCTAATGTATAAGGCATTGCTGTGTCCCCTGCTTCTGCTGCTCTATCTTTAAACTCTACAAACGCTGTAGCGATAGCAGGATCAGATTTCATAGCCTCTGCAATCTTTTCAACTTCTGATGCCTTAATACCTAAATCTTGTGCTACTTCTGCTTTTGCTTCTTGTGTTAAAGACTTAAGTGTTTGACTAACTGCTGCTACTTGCTCAGGGGATAAAACAACTAATTTATTGTCTTTGCTTGTAAGGTTTGCAATTACTCCAGATAAATCTTCTGCTGTTCCCGTACCCTTTTCAGGAATCAATGCTGCAAGGACCTCATCTTTTATTTCTGGATTTTGAGTTGGTTCTGGAGTAGGTTCAACTGTAGGTTCTGGTCCAGGAATAGGCTCAGGAGTTGGATCAATGGTAGGCTCTGGTGTAGGCTCTATGGTTGGTTCTGGAGTAGGTTCTGGTTCAGGAGTTGGTTCTACTGTAGGTTCTGGTGTAGGCTCTGGGTTTGGCGTAGTGTCAGGAGTTGGTTCTACTGTAGGTTCAGGGGTTGGCTCAACAGTTGGTTCTGGGGTTGGTTCTACAGTTGGCTCAGGGTCTGGACTTGCTATAGGCGTTGGTTGATTTGCTGCTGCATTTGCTGCTGCTTGAGCAATTGCAATTTGAATTTCTCTTTCTTTTTGTTTGTCATAATATTCCCAAGCATCATCAATTACACTATTCATATCAATAATTGCTTGATCATAAACTGCAATAGCATTATTTTTTGCAGTCAAAGCACTTGCTGTATTTTCTACAGCAGTATTATATGCAGTAGTTTTTGTTTGTAATGTTTGATTGTATGTATTTAATGTTGAGACTTCTGCATTGTATGTATTAAGTTTATTATTATAATTGGTTTGTGCTGCTGCTTGATCTGCTACAGCCTGATTATATGCATTAGTCTGTGCCTGTGTTGGTCCAGAACCATAAGAAAATGTATTTAGATTACAACTAAATCCTACACCCCATCCACCAGTATAATCGCATCCTGCTCCTGTCCAGCCACCAGGAATTGCCCACCCAAGATGATAGTATCCTGGTCCTCCTCCGTTATACCACCAAATTTCTACATCTAATGTTTTATCTTGACTAACATCATATACTGGAGAATATGAACTCCAGGAAGATCCTTTTTCTACCCATGCATTAATTGCAAGTTGTCCATCCACATACATTTTGAATCCATCATCTGTGTATCCTGCAAAATATGTTGAAGTCCAATGAGATGGTACAGTAATGCGACCAGTAAATTTAACTACAAAATTTTCATACCTATTGCCACAAACTGGTGGCTGCATTGAAGTTGGATACCACACCCCAGTACATATTACTGCATCTGGAATGGCTACTCCGTTAAACCCTCTTGTAAGATAATAGACGGTATAGTATAGTCCTGAATTTCCAGCATTTTGCATATTTGCCTGTGTTGTTTGAACATTAAGGTTTGCTATATCCAATGTATTCTGAGCAGCATTCTTTTCTGATAAGGCTGTGGCTACTGTTACTGTTTGCCCATCTATTGCTGATTGGGCTAATGTTTTTTCTTCAAGTGCCGTGGCTTCTGCTGCTACCGCAGAATCATATGCATCATATGCACTGTCCCTATCTTGTTTTGCTTGTACTGCATCGTCATATTTTTCTTCTGCTATGGCTATTAGACGATTAAATTCATCCTTATAATTAAGGTCTTCTACGCTGTTTTTAAGGTCTTGTATTTCCTGGGCAGCAATTGCTATTGGGTCATCAGAGTTTGCCTGTGTAGGGGCTGTTAGAAGCCATCCAAAGGCTAAAAAACTGGCTATTGCTATGCGTATTAGTCTATTGATTGTCCCTTTCCTCCACAATTAATAAGATGATTATATCATTTTTTATTAAAGGACGGTACTAAATTGCACAGAAGCCCTTGGAGCAGTAACTTCTATTTGATGATACATGCCTTCTGGGAAGAATAAAAAATCTCCTGGATTCATTTCAAACACTTCTTTATATTCAATTGGATTATTTTCTGTTAAACACTTATCAGTTAATGTCCATGTTGTTTGTCCTTGACACTGTAAAGAAAATCCTGGCCATGGATCTATATGGCTTCCATTTTGATATGGCCCAATGCATATTTTAGGTCCAGATGTAATTAGGTTTATTCCAGATTCCGCACTAATCTTTGATACCATTTTAAATATTTCTGGAAAATATTTATCAAGTTCTTCTTGTATATTTGGAGCACCATTAAGTGCGCTGAAGTATAAGTTTTTTCCTAAAATAACTCTTCCATTTAATTCTTCATTATGTTTGCTAACTATTAAAGCCTTTTCACTGTCCGTAGGGTATTGCCATTCTTGATATATACAATTTAAAAAATCAAACCATGATGGGAGGTATTCGTGGCTAATAAAATTTTTAAAATATGCTCCTTTAAAGTTTTTATTAGCGTCTTCTATTATTTTTTTAAATTCTTTTAAGTCATAATTAATCATATATATATTCTATCATATAGAAAATTAGACATTTATTTTAAATACTTAGTATTAAGATTGTCAATTATAAGGCCTAATCTTGGGCCAACACCCCAAACCTTATGTTCTGTTTCTGTAGGCAAATAAATTATATCCCCTGGATTTAATTCATAAGTTTCTTTTTGATCTACTTCCCATAAAGATGTTCCAAGTATTTGCCAAAAAATTGCATCAACAGTATCTGCATGATAGCCAGTAACTCTATCAGTCATTGATATTCTTATTCCCTGCAGGTGCCAATCACTCTGACAATTACATGGCTTGGCTTCATAATAATCACAATTGGTGTTATCTACAGATTTATTTAATTTGTATAGTAATTCAGTTACACCATTAAAGTGACTAAATATTGATTTCCTTCCTTGCGGAGCAAACCATAGGCCTGATTGAATTTCAACATTACCTCTAAAGGCACCGCCCTGATTTAAAATTCTATCCTTAAGGATTTCGTTTGGTATAAGTGATTCACTATATAAAAACTTTGCCACATCTTGCCATGTAATTTCTGATGTATGGTATTGTTCAAAAGGTAGAACTTTGCTGTTTTGTTTTGCTATTTCCATTAAATTAAACATATTTAATTATATCATCTCAAACAAAAAGGGGAGCAGGTTTCCCCACTCCCCAAATTGTTATGTTAATTACTTAACAAGTGTAACCTTGGCCTTTGGATTAGCCTTGTTCCACTTTGTAGCAAGAGCATTGAATGCCTTCTTCATTGCATCAATTGCAGCAGCATTATCTGCTGTCAACTTAGCAATTTGAGCATCCTTAGCAGCAAGTGCATCTGATGCAACCTTAGCAGCAGCAGCAGCCTTATCAACTTCTGCCTTTACCGCAGCAGCCTTATCAGCATCTGCAGCAGTCTTAGCAGCAGCAGCATCAGCAATAGCCTTTGCAGCAGCAGTAGCAGCATCTGCTACAGCCTTAGCAAGAGCAGCATCTGAAGCAGCCTTTGCAGCAACAGCAGCATCCTTTGCAGCGTTAGCAGCAGCAAGTTCTCCAAGGAGATCACGTACTGAGATTGTCTTAACTACGCTTGAAGTTACAGTGTTGAAACCTGTTACAACAGTTGCAACATCAGATGAGTTTGTAACAGAAACAACAAGGGTTGAAGAACCTGTCGCTGGAAGTGTTACCTTAAAATCTGCCTGACCAAAGTTAGTCAAAGTAGCACCAGTTGTACCAGTAGTTGTATCAAGAGTTCCACCAACAACAAGTGCTGTTAGACCCTTGCCTGATACCTTGTTACCAAATACGTCTGTTGCTGTTACTGTTGCAGTTACAACGCTTGAGGTTGTTCCAGCATCAGCAGATGAAAGTGCAAGAGTGTTAATCTTTCCTGCAGTTCCCTGTACATAATATGTTAGTGTAGTTCCACCATTTGTGATAGCAACTGTACCAATTGCTGTTGTCTTTGTGTAGACATAAAATGTTGCAGTTGTTCCTGTGCCAGTTGCAATTGTCAAAGATGAAGATCCTGATGATGCAGATACTGGTGCAGCAGATGTGTGCAATGCAGAAACAATTGTTGCATTTGTTGTTGTTACAGAAACTGATGTTCCTGTGTCAACTGTTGCAACAAACTTGAGTGCGTCAGCAGCGTCAACGGTGTTGTCTGCTGGTACTGGCAATGATGCAGGTGTAGCAATTGCGGATGCTGTTGTATTAGCAGTTCCGTCAAGTGATACAGCGACTGTCATTACGGCTGCGCTTGCAGGCGAAGCCACGATTGTTGCGGTAGTCATGGCTGCAACCACGGCTAGAGCGATTTTCTTTAATGAATTCATTTTTCTCCTTATATTCATTTTATTTATATTGTTTTTAGCCTATCCAAATAGTCATTTATTTCTTCTATTTGACTAGGTTTATAGTGTATCACATTCTCTGGGAGACTGTCAACTCGCTTAGGTCTGTCCCTAAAAGTATGGACTTCGACTTCAAGGTTTTGATCTCTTGGAGTATATGAGATAGCACCAAAAATAGATCCACACACGGCATCTGCTAAGTCCTTAGACTTTTTTCGTGGGTGGTCAACTTTATCATTTTTCATAATCTTTAGTTCGGTTAGTTCTTCAAACAAAAGTTCGATAGCAGGCATAGCAAGTCTCTCTTCATATACAAGCATCGCCATATCCTCGTAGTGTTTCTTTGCTACAGATACGGTCTCTGTTCTCATTCCTACCGCCTGTAATTCATTTTGAATATCAAATGATTGCCAACGGTCAAATGTAACTAAACCAATATTAAAACCAAGTCTGCGTAGGTTTTGTATCCA